TGAACAGATACAGCAGGTTGAGGGTGTGGTTGAAGAGCGGGTGCAGCAGGTTGATTATGATGCTGAGGCTCGAAAGAGTGGCTGGACACCTAAGGAACAGTTTTTAGGTGATCCGAATAAGTGGATTGACTCGAAGTCGTGGGTGCAGAGGGGAAAGGACTTTATTCCCTTCCTGCAGGCGGCAAACAGGGACCTGAAAGGGAAGGTTGGGAACCTTGAAGCACAGCTTGAGGAGACCCGTCGCACTCTCGCAGCCACCACGAAAGCCATCAGTGAGCTGAAAGAGGACGCTTCGACGGCTACTATTACTGCAACTGAGGCCCAGCGTGACGCCCTTGATGACGCTATTGCGAAAGCGCATGAAGAGGGTGACATTAAGACTGAGCTTAAGCTGCGTGATCAGAGGGCGGATTTGGTAGATGCGCTGCGGGAGGCGAAGAAGAAGCCTGCGGTGACGGAAGCGAGGGAGCGGACGCCGGTCGATACCACCACAGATCGCACCACAACCCCCGAATTTCAGACCTTTTTGGCTGAAAATCAGTGGTTTAAGGAAGATCCTGTGATGGCGGCAGCGGCGATTCAGGTTATGAGCCAGATTAACGCTGATCCTGAGACGAGAGGTCTCGGGCCGGCTGAAAAGTACGCTAAGGCGGCACAGATTGTGAAGAAGCGCTTTGGGATGAACGATAACCCCCGGCGGCAGACGCCGAATCGGGTGGAGGGATCGCGGATGGAGGGTACTACTGGTGGTGGGGGTGATGGAAGATCGTTTGAGGATCTGCCGCCGGGGGCTAAAGAGCAATGCGATCTGTTCTCGAAGCGCTTTGTGGGCAAGGTTGATGGTAAAGGACAGGTGAAGTACAAGGATCTCGCTGCTTACCGTGCCAAGTACGCTGCAGATTACTTCGCTGAGGATTGGGGCACCAAAATTCAGTCTAGTCGTTAAAGGAAATCACTAAAATGGTCGATAATCTTAAAATGTCCGCGCCTGTTAAGAAGGTGGACCCGACTCCAGAGCTCAATAACCCTGCAAATAATCAGGCGGCTGAACAGCGCCGGCCCCGTGGACCGCGTATTCCAATGTCCACTGTCCGCCAGCGTCTGCAGGTGCCGGATATTCCAGGTTATCGACTCTATTGGTTTAAGGATGAGAACATTCCCGCGGCGATGGATGCTTATTATGAGTTTGTGAAGCGGGATGAAATCACGATGAATCCCATTGGGATTGGCGCTTCGTCCTCGGACAGCGGCAATACTGATATGGGGACTAATGTGAGCATCATTGCGGGGCAGAATGCCGCCGGCCAGCCTGTGCGGCTCAACCTGATGAAGCTCAAGCGCGAGTATTATGACGAAGACCAGCGGCTGATTGAGCAATCAAATGCGAAGCGGCTCGAAGGTATCTTCGGCGACGAGGCGATGATGTTTGATAAGGCAGGTAATATGAGGGATGCAGATCCCTTGACGTATCGTAAGACAGCACTACTGAACCGTCCGACCCGCAAGGCTAAAAAGCCTGGCCAGGGTGCCCGTGACCTTCAGGCTAGGCTTGAGGCACTAGAAAAGCAGATGAGAGGGAAATGATCGATATCTTTAACCTTTACGGAGAACCGACATGGCTTTTGTGAATCCTTCAAAGCCCGCCGGTCTTAGCCCAGTTCGGTACTTGAACAGTGCTAAATACGACGGCAAGGGTAACATGTACTGCGTATTGGCCGCAGACACTAACCCGTATTACCCAGGGGACCTCGTAACCCTGAGCTCCAGCGGCTCTGATGCAAACGGCGTCCCGGCGATCACGCTGGCCACCGCGGGCAACATTGCGGTTGGAGTGATTGTGGCGATTGGTACGCTGCAGGCTACTGGGTATCTGACCCCTGGTGGGCCTTATATCAACTCAGCAAACCTGAATCTGGTCAACCGCCCAACCGGCGCGCAGTCAAGCAATTACTACGCACTGGTTGCCGATGATCCGAACATCATCTTTGAGATCCAGGAAGGTGGTTCAGGCACCAATCTGGCGTCGGCTGCATGCAATGAGAACGCTAACATTCTCTATGCCGCTCCGGCAACCGGCGTTAACGTCTCAGGGACAACCCTCAATAACGTCGGCGTTACGACTACTGCGACTCTGAATCTCAAGATTCTCCGTCTCAGTCAGCGTATCGATAATCACTTTGTGACAAGTCCTTCAACGGGCGGCGGCGCACAGAAGTGGGAAGTTTTAATTAACAACCACTACTTCCGCGGCGGCACTGTTGGCGTTTAATAGGAGCGCATAGCAATGGCAGTTGGTGGTGTAATTACTACTGGCGCACACCCAAAAGCCTTGTGGCCCGGTGTGCATGAGTTTTGGGGTCAGGTTTATGATGAGCACCCCATTGAGTATGAAGATCTGTATGATATCCATGACTCCGAAATGGCGTATGAGCAGGACGTTCAGGTAACTGGATTCAGCCTCGCTAACGTCAAGCCGGAGGGTGGAGAAGTCACCTACGATAGTGAGATTCAGGGACCAGTCCAGACGTACACGCATATTGCTTATTCACTGGGCTATATCGTGACGTTTGAAGAGCTGCGTGACAATCTCTATTCGAAGGTGTCGATGAACCGTGCGGAGGCGAATGCGTTTTCGATCGCGCAGACGATCGAGAACATCTGCGCAGCGGTTTATAATGATGCCTTCACGGGCTCGGTGTACCTGAATGCGAACGGGCAGACCCTTTGCTCGACTGCCAATCCGAATACGACTGGCGGTACGTTCAGCAATGCGTTGAGCCCGGCGGCGGACCTGATGGAAGCGAGCCTTGAGGATATCTGCATCCAGGCAATGGGCCTGCAGACAGACCGCAATCTCTACATCAGCATCCTCCCGCAGAGCCTGCACATTGCTCGTCAGGAGTGGTTCAATGCGAACCGCATTCTGAAGAGCGTGTTGCAGCCTGGCACGTCAAATAATGATATTAATGTCCTGAAGGCGACGAATGCGTTCCCGAAGGGCATTAAGCTGAATCATTACTTCACGTTGCCGCACGCCTGGTTCGTGCGTACGAATTGCAAGCATGGCATGACCATGTTCTGGAGGGATCGTCCGATTTTCGATCAGGACAATGACTTCGGGACGAAGAATGCCCTGGCGAGCACGTACCTGCGGTTCAGCGTCGGTAATACCGACCCGCGTGGAGTTCTTGGGAGTAATGGGCCGTAAGAGATTGATTTAACCACCCTAGTATACTCAATATATTAGGGTGGCTAATCATCTCAGCCCAATAGGAGTCTCTCATGCCAGTTCTTCCACGTAGCCAGCCTCCAGTTCGTGTGCCGTCGGGCGCCACTACGGACCCGCCGTATGGCCCGATGGCAAACTCTGGATATGGTAATCCGTTTTTCTATCACAACTTCAGCGATGATTTTGATAATGAGCTGGGGGCCACTGGACTCTATACCGCTCTGGGCACAGGGACTGTGGCGCACACGCCTGGGGATGGAGGGCTTGCGCTGTTCAGCACGCTCGGCTCCGCCTCGACGTATGCTGCGATTCAGTTGCCGGCGGCATCCGTTACGCTGCCGTTGACTGGATCTAACCCTCCAGCTACAGCCAATTCCTCAAAGAAACTCTTCTATCTCGTTCGTTTTCAGTTAAGTGACGTTACCCTCACGGGTGTGATTGCAGGATTGTGTGCAACTGGTGGACCATTCACAACTGGTGTTACCAATGTTACCGACGGGCTTTATTTCTATAAGCCGCCGGGTGGCACTGCGCTTCAGTTGATTAATGTGGGTTCGGCGGGGCAGTCGCCTTCAGGCTCTGCCTTCACGAATACCTTCACCATTCCCACTTCGGCCTACACGCTGACCGCTGCTACCAACATCGACATGGGATTCTACATTGACGGCAATCAGAACCTCTTTGCCTTTGTTGGATCGCAGTTGGTTGGGTGGATTCCGCAGTCGGGGACTGGTGCGGTGAATTCTGCCGGCGTCCCGATCCTGCCATCCCTCGGTCCAGTTCTTGCTAACTATAACTTCAATGCACAGGGCACTCAGACGCCGATTCTCTACACTCAGCAGAATCTCAATCTGACCCTTGGAGTTAGCAACGGAACCACTGCCGCGATCAAGACAATGACTTCTGATTTCCATTGCTTCCAGAAAGAGCGTTAAAGGTAAATCATGATTCGAGTAAGGCAAGTTGCAGGTGGAGGTAAGAACGTAACTTTTCATGTTACTGGTATATTAACTGGTGAGATGACCTTCGAGGAAATCGCTATTGATAGAGATAAAAAGGATGTCAAGCTGGCTTCTCTTGTATGGCTCATACAGGAGAAGCTAGGCTTGGTCCTGTGGTGGGATAAAAAGACAGAGGTACTTCCGATGGAATCAAGGAACAGTGTGCGATTTGATACATCGCTGCGGCCACCCGAAGGCTGGGATGGATCGATCTACCTAACCAGCTTCGGGTTCGCTGCACCTAAAAAGCTCTTCTTTTTGGTTTTAGACTTCGATAGGTGACCCATGCCGCTCGCATCAGCTAATCCGGTTCCTTCAACCTGCTATCAGATCATCTGCGATGCGATGTTTGATGCCGGGTTGATTGGCAGGGGTGATGAGCCCACGTCTGAAGATCTCGCTGAGAATATGCGGCGGCTCAACAAGTACGTCAACTATCTTCAGACGAAGGGACTCAAACTATTCGTTCAGGAGGACTTCAGCCTCGCAGCCCCTATTTTGCAGGTTGGTGTGGGGCTGTACACCTTCGGGCCAACCGGCATGATTGTGATGGCAAAGCCGCGTCGTGTAGTGGAGGCTTACTATGCTGATAATAATCAAAACCGCAGACCACTCATTGCGATGGCTAGGAACGACTGGGATACCCTCTCAACCATCACCACGCAAGGTACGGTTACAGGGTACTTTATTGACAAGCAAACAACGACTCTCAACGTCAATCTCTGGCTTGTACCAGATGCCACTGCAGTTACGGGGACGGTCCATCTTATCCTGGATGAGCAGATACCCAACTTTGCATCGGTGACAGATACAATGGCGTTCCCACCGGAGTGGGAATTGACACTTGAGTGGGGGCTAGCGCATCAGCTCACCACCGGGCAGCCAGAGAGTGTGATTAATAGATGTAAAGAGAATATGATGTATTACCAAGAAGAGCTGGAGAATTGGGACGTGGAGGACGCTTCGACTGTCTTTCAACCTGATTCACGGGGTAACTTTGTGGGTAATAGGTTCGCCTAATGGCACCGCAAGGTGAACGCGATAGCTTAGGGGCTAGTGAACATGTAGATCGGCCGCTTCGATGGCCGCTGGTTAATGAGCTGCAGGCGAGGACGACGACTAAGCCGCTGACTAAAGATGCGCGATTGATTAACTGTTATGCTGAATACGATCAGGAGGACAAAGAGTACTGGGTTTATAAGAGACTGGGGATGGGAGAGACGCCGTATTTGAATGTTGGGTCGCCGGCGCAAGGACTTGGCGTCTATACTGAGACAGCAACTGGCACAGTATTCAGCATATTTGGCAACACCATTTATGACGGAACAGCTATACTTGGCACCGTGAACGCTAACGGACCGTATAGTTGGATAACCTGTGGCCCCTCTCTCATCTCTGAACGGCAGGTGGTGCTGCAAAACGGCTCAAATGGATACGTGATAACGTATTCCACGGGCCCTTTGCCCTTCCCCACGCTACGCCTTATCACCGATCCCAATTTCCCTTCCGCCACAGCTGTGCCAGGGATAGTAAATCTCGATGGAACGCTGTATGTGATGGATACTTCGGGCAATATTTGGGGTTCTACAGACGTAAATGACGGGTTGGTATGGAGTGCACTCAATTTCATTGAGGCCAACTCAAACGGTGATCTTGGGGTGGCGCTGGCTAAGCAGTTAAATTACGTTATAGCCCTAAAACAGTTCTCCGTCCAGGTGTTTTATGACGCCGGCAACCCTCCTCCAGGTTCACCGCTAGCACCTGTGCCAGATGCACAGTTACCTTTGGGCTGTTTGCATGGTAATTCAGTTCAAACAATTGATAATTCGCTGCTTTGGCTGACTGCCAACGAGACAGTATCGCCTCAGATAGTGCGGATGGATAATCTGACTCCCGCAATTGTCTCTACGCCGGCGGTTGAGCGTATTCTGGATAAAATTGAGTGGCTTGATAAGCAAACTGACGTACGATCACTAGTTTTGAAGCACGGTGGGCACAGATTTTATGTCCTGACGATTGTTCAACTCAACGTGACGCTGGTTTATGATATAGACCAAAAACTGTGGTACTTGTGGACGGATTCTAGTGGAAATTATTGGCCAATCGGAGCGGTAGCTTATCTCCCGGTCGATAATAATCAATCGGGAGTTCATCTGGCTCAGCACATGAGCAACGGCAATGTCTATCCACTGGATGGTGATTATGTCTACCCCAACGATTACGGAACCTTGTTCCCAGTGGATATCTACACCCCTAATATGGATTTTGGGACAATCAGGCGTAAAATGCTCACAGGAATGTATTTCAGGGCTGATAGGACGCCCAGCAGCTACCTGCAAGCCCGCTACAGTGACGACGATTTTTCCAGCTGGTCAAACTTCAGAACAATTGATCTATCCAAGGTCAAGCCAAGGATGATGAGCTGTGGGACGTTCTCGCAACGCCGCGCGTATCACTTCCGCCACATGTGCAACACGAGCTTCCGGATAAAAAGCATTGATTTAGCAATGGATATTGGAACGCTATAATGGCTATTCCTACGATAAATCCGCCGCCGCCCAGAGGGGCCCTGGTAATCATAGGCATCAACTTCTCAGAGGTATGGAGCGGATGGTTCCGATCTATCTACAATGTACTGCGACCCGGCATAACCGTGACTGTCCCTACGGCTGCCCTCACACCTACGGGTACGAGGGGGAGCTTGGTGTTTCAGAATGGAATACTGATAAATGTGGTTCAGCCGACATGAAAAACATAGTTCCAAGCGCAATTCATAAGCTCCAAGAA